GCTAAGGACAGTCCTTGGGCTCCAGCAAGTGAAGAAATAACTTTTACGGCATTTTGTTGCCCTACCCTGACCTTAATATCTGCCATTTATGTAAGCAATTCAAGAATCTATCTATTATTTATGTTTTGCGATTAACTAACTCGTGAAGTAAAGATTTAATCTCATCAATATCTTTTTTCATATTATCCAACTCTGCTTTTTCATCAAGTTTTCTATTTCTTTGAGAAATATGCTGATTATAAGCATTATTATCACAATCTAATATTGCTCCTGTATTTGGATCACGAAATAAGTTTTTATGCCCTTTAACTGGTATCATGCTAATGCTATTGCTCTAAAGTCTTTAAGTCTAACAGGAGCACATTCATTTGTTGATGACATTACAACTTTAATAATAAATCCATCAAATTGTTCTAAATCATTCATTGTAAATTGATATTCTGAGAAATCATTCAAACCATTTTTATTAACTTGAGCATCTGCTCTACCATCATTTAAACTAAGATCAATAATATCATCACCAAAACCATCACCATCAGTATCTATTAGATTCTTATATCCAGGAAATGCTCTATATGTCTGAGAAACTTCACTAGAATCTGATGAGAATAACTTATAGAAAACTCTGAAATCTGCTTCTGGTTGTACATTAGCAGCAACAAAAACTTTTAATGAAGTTGCAGGTTGCTTTAAAGAAATTCTATTAGTTACAAACACAGAACCATGTGGATCATCCAGTTTAGAATTTGTTCTAGTATCTGTAGCATAATCACTAACTGGATTATTAATCTTATTTCTACCTAATACAAATGTTGCATACTTAGAATCCAATACAGGAGATAAGTTCTTATCTGTTGATGTAAAATCAACCTTCAATGCTACAGATTTATTCTTAGGTAACGTTGATAATCTCTGTGCTTCATTATCTTTAGAAGCAACTAATCTAGGTGTTGGGAAGAATGTAGTCTCATTTAATATAGTTGGTTCAAATCCTTGATCAATAAAGGATACTTCATTTCCACCAGCACTAGTTCCACTTACAGTTCTAACTGAAGTATCAATTCTAGTTCCTTTACCAGGTGTAATAGCATTTATCTGTGCAGATAATGTACTAAACTGATGATTTTGAGAAATTCCAACACTCTTACCACCTACTGCCTTTTCAGTAGTAAAACATAATAAAGTTTTATTATCGGCAACATTTGTTCCTCTAGGACCAGTTCCTCTATCAATTTCTAGATAATAATTATCAATATTTCCTGCATCTCTAAGAGTTGCATTTGATGGAACATTTATTGTACTATTAATACCAACTAATGGGAATCCATTTATTTGATATGGTTGAATAGATGTTCCTTCACTATGACTAGATGATGGACTATTTTCTAATCCTCTACCATCAATAGTAAGTTGTCCTATACCAACAACATAAGAAATAATTTCATTACCTATTAAAGCTTCACCGAAATTAGTTGTAATACCAGCAAAATTGGTAAATGGGGCGGTATTTGCAACTGATACAAGTGTACCACCAACATCCAATACGCTAGTTGTTTGTGTTGCTAAACTATCTGGTTCTATTCCCTTTAACCTAACAACATTATTTGCACCATGATGAGCATGATTATACTGTATAACCTCTATAACATTACCCGAATTTAAATCACTAAGAACTTCAGAATCACCATTTACAGTTGCTGGTCCTGTTGTAATAGTTCTAGTATCATTATTTGCACCATAATGAATAATATTTTCACCAGATTTAAATACTTCACCTTGAACATCAGTTAAGTATATTGTATCTAATGTGCTACTAATTTCTTTAATTGCAAATTTAGCACCAGCACCTCTTGTAACCAAAGAACTACTATTATCGATAGTAACAACATCACCTACACTATATCTACTACCAGCAGTTACATTCTCAATTAATTTAACTGCTCCAGTAGTACCATCAATAGTAATAGAAGCTGTTGCACCAGAACCATCGCTAGTTAACGATTTAATAGGTATAGTATTAGCAACAGGATCAACATCTGATGATTGGTTTGTGAAATTATATCCAGCACCAGAAGAAATTAATTCAGGTTGTGTAGAAGTGTTAATTGAAGCAGCAATTCTTTCTACCACACCAGTAATACTACCATCTTCCAAATCTGCAGGATCACCAGTACTTATTTTTCTACCAACAGGAGCTTCTGCAGCACCAAGTCCACTAACTTTAACTTTTAATTTTCTAGGTAAAGTTCTAATTGGATTATCAGATAATGTTTGAGTATTCTCATTACCTGCTTCAATTGGACTGTTGTAGAATGTTGCTGTACCACTATTAACAAATTCTGCTTTATAGAGTTGGAATGTTAAATCTTGATATTGACTTGGTGTCCAAATAGTTCCGTTTTGGGATTTAAATAAACTACCACCAATATACTGTTTAGTATGTACAACACTCTCAACATCAGGTAAATTCTGTGTTCTAACAGTCTTTTGACCCATTGTAGAAACCCACATCTCATACAAATCAGAAGATGGTGATAAGAATACAAGAGCATATTCCTTACCTCCTTCCAAATAAACTGGTGATGGGAATCTAATATTAGTTGCTATAGATGCATCATTAGAAACCTGAATATCATTTGGATTTAATGCAACTTGTGCATAACCTTGAACTAAGAAATTAGTTGGGGTTCCCAATTCAACATCTCTAATTTCAACAAATACTTTAGCATTTGGATCTTTACTTGCAAAATAAACATCAACGGATGTTAGGAACATACCAGTTTCATCAACCCTAAAGGACTGTGCCAAAGGATCTCTATATGGAGCCTCTACTCTGTCAGTGTCAGAATCTACATCTACATCAATTTGAACTGTTATCTCATTTGGTTTTTGAGCTGGTTTGGGTGGATTTCTTACACCAACAGTTTTAGTATCTTGGGTTATAATTGTTCCAGTAGCATGATAAGTACCAGTAGCATCACTTGCTAATGCAGTGCTTCCAGGTAATGTAACTGTACCTACTGGTGCTGCAGTTACCTTAAATGTCTTTGTTCCTGTTCTGAATAGAACTGAAGGTTGTGGTGATTGATTTGCTTCTCTAAAGAAGAAAGTACCTAAAATATCACCCCAATTATCTGAATAGATATTTGCATTTGTTACAGTTGCAGTTGCACCACTAGATTCTCCAACAATAGTTGCACCTTGTCTAATGTATCCATAGAATCTTTCATCATTAGCTAATGCAGTAACATCAATATTAAATATTTTTGAAGTTGATGAATATGTACTTGATGGTGCAGGTCTGGTTCTATCAAAAGGATCTACCGTAAATTCTTCAACATTTTGTGCTGGTACATATTCTGGTGCAGGTAATCCTATTACTGTTTCGGTAGGTCCTTCTACATTATCAGGACCTGGTGAATATATTGAACCAACAGTCGAAACTACACTTCCCATAGGAACTGCAATTACACTTCCATCACCATACTTATGATTTGGTGCTAATACTCTTACCTTAGCAATTTCTCTTCCATTCATAATAACGGCAGCAGTTTCATATAATGAAAATGTACCAGAAACCATATCAATTTCAGTAAGTTTAGGGAAGATATCAGGTATTCCACTATCCAAATAACTATAATGTTTTGTTAATGGTTTTAATCCATTTGCATTAAATGCAACGTTTCTAGAACGCATAAATGGATCTGCAGTTCCACTAACCTTAACACTCTCAACATAATCAAATTCATTATTATTACCCTCTAAAGTATTTGAAAAACTAAATTCTTTTGTATTTGTTGTGGTAGTAGTTGTAGTAGTTGTAGTATCAATATGATTACCATCAAATATATTTTGATTAGCTTCAACTTCAGTAACAGTTACATCTACGTCAGTATCAATTGAAGTATTATCACTAACAAGATTTTGATGTTCTGCCCAAGTATTACCTGTAGATTCTGTTCTATGATCATCAATATAAATTGTTCTAACCCAATTATCTGATGGTGGATCTAATTGAACACTACCAGCAAAAACTATAACATTAAATGGGTTAATATTTTCAACCTGAGTTGCTTGAAGATTTTTAAGTTCACTAGCAACTTCACTATATTTCAAAGTAATCAAATCACCAGTTTTTTGGCAATTATCATCAAGTAATTTAAGATTTGCACTTCTATCTGCTGTATTTTCATCAATTGAAGGATCAAACGCTAAATCTGCTTTTAATGACCAAAAATCAACTGCACTAATTAATTCTTTATTAACAACGTCAATATCACATACAGATCCATTTCTATAATCTACAAATTCTCTATCTTTAAAATCATTTACTACAAATCCACTCTTAAATCGATTTAATCCATCAGCATCAAGAACTTGTAGTGACTTAGTATCTGATTCTAAAGCAGTAAGTGAAGTCATTACTTCAAGATTACTAATCCTTTTTTCAAGTTTACCAATATCTCTCATGGTAAATCTTCTATTATCATATAATTTTATTTTTGGTCCAGTTATAGGATCATACAAATATGGTGGTAATGTTATTTGTGCAACTTCCATAGAAGCTCCTATTTCCGTAGGAGGTGCAGGTTTATCTGCAGAAACACCTTTAATTAACTTTACTTCTTCAAATTTATTAATAACTAACTTATCAATTCTTGGTAGATAATAAGTATATCCAAGAATAGAACTTTCATTTGGTGCAACAACATACTTAGTTGTTGATTCAAAAGATCTAGCAGCAAAATCGAATGGTGATTTGTTTACAGAAGGGTCAAATGTATCAACTCTTGGTCTAAAATCAAGTATATCGGTTCCTCTATCATTTGCTATAGAGGGAACATCATGAGTATATCTATCTTTAGTGTAAGAATTTGCAGTAAAAAGATCACCACTAGCAACATCTTGAGTTTGATACTTATCAAAAATAATTAATAATCTATTTGATGGTATTCCAGAAGTTTTCTTTCTAACTACCCTAGAATAATCTGCATACTGTTTTCTATGTCCTTTATCTAACTTGTAATTAGTTGTTCTATCAACATAATTACCATTTGTTATTCCTTGTAAATTTGTTTCAATATTAGATTCTTTAAAGTTAACAGTTTCTCCTTTAGTGAAAACGTTATCATTTAAATATACAAATTCAATCTCTGATGCAGATGGTCTATTAACAATTTGACCTATTGCTCTACTATCTTTACCAATTATTTTTTCACCAATAATAGTATTAGTATCTAATGCAAGACCAGAAACAAATGTTAGTTTATCTAAAGTTGGTTTGTTAGTATCTTTAGATTCATATATTGCATGAATTTTTACAACATCAGGAACATTTAAAGATATTTCTTGATCTTCAACTCTCAAACCATAATACTTACTATTAGTCATACCACTGTTGGTAGACACACCTACAGTTTTTGTTACTTCAAATTGAACACTTCTAGAATAATCTTTGGATCTACTTATTAAACCTACTTTCTTTAAAGTTACGTTTACAGTACAAGCAAGGTTTGCTGATAAACCACTAAACTGAATATCATTACCATTATTTGTTATTGATACTTGATCTGATGTTAAAGTTTCAGTAGTTCCATTATTATAATGAATTGAATACTTTTCAGAATCAAATGGTTCAAAGAAAGCACTAGTAATTCCAGAAGAAACATCAAGTGCTTCAGAAGTACTAAATGATAATGTATTATTAGATGGTGTCTTTCCAGTTACTTGACGAGTGATAGTAATATTTGAATTTGAAAGATCAACAGCAGAAACATTTCTCTTTGGAAGTTTAGTATATAATCCAGAATTATTGTAATTAATAATTTTAGGAGATTTAATCCTGAATATATTAGATGTAGTGACACCTGCACATATTCTACCATTATTAACACCAGATATAGTTTCAATAGGTGCTAATGATAAGGTTTCACCATCTGAAGATATAGAAACAATTCTATTATAAGTTTTATCTCCTACATCTGTTCCATATCCAACTATAGAATCAGTTTTAATACCTACTTTTCCGATAAATCTTCTATTAGGTGAAGTTGCAGATGCACTATTTCCATTAGAAGCACCAGTAACTGTTAAAGTATCAAAAGCAGAAAAATTAGGTAATATTCTATCATATAAAACTGAATCAGCACTAAATTTACTTACCAAAGAAGAATTTAATGTACTTGAATCTTGATAAACTGATTTAATATCATCAACAGTATATTTAAAAACTTTTACTATAGAAAAATTTGATTCAGTTGTTTGTTCATTAACAATTAAACTTTCACCTTGAATAAAAGTTCCAGTTGTTTGTGATATATTAATTTCATTAGGATTTCCTGTATGATTTGCAACATATCCTATTGCACCACTATTAAGTCCTCTAACACGACTAGAAAGTGGAATTGTAGTTGCAATTGTTCCAGGATTAGAAACTTGTAATAGTGTATATGTTTGAACATCGTATAAATGAAGATCCCATTCTGTTGAATCTCCACTATATGATGCATCAGTTACACTAAAAGAGTAAACACGAGCTTCACCAATCTTCAGAGCTGAACTACCAGTTGGACCTGCAGTTGATGGATCAACATTACCAGTTCCTTTTCTACGATTATAAAGACCAATAGTATTGGCAGTAGATCCCCCAACATTAATCCAAGGAGTACCTTCGGCATTATTAACCTTCAATAAGCTACCCATTCTAAAAGGAACAGATGCAGACTTAATAGTTTTAGTATCTCTTGGTTTTTCTATATCTATTACTTTATTATAAACATCAACATCCCATCCTCTAACATATGCTCTTCCTGATGATAATTTAACACACATTAAATCGTCAGATGGATCAGCACCATCATCAGTTTTTTGTCCTTCAACAAATAAACCATTGGAATTAATCTCATCATTTAAAGAATTTTGAACATTAACTCTAAATGGTTGTATTGCATAGTTTCCAGACTCGTCAAATGTTCTACCAGCAATCCATTTTTCTATATGAGAATATACAGATTCTGCTTGTAATTTTTTAATTTCACCATTCTTAACTCGCATTAATTCTACGAAGTTAGTATCTTCATAGTCTAAAAGTGATTTTTTCGCTAATTTAACGGATATTTTAAATCTATCTGCACCTGGTGCTGCATAATTTGTAAATCCTTTAGCATTATCATTTAAACTAGGATCATCATTTGCATTAATTACAGTTTCTGATATTTCAAATCCTACCCTATATGAAGGTTTATTTGAATAAGGTTCTAAAACTATAGAAGACTTTTCAACATCTACAAAAGTACCTCTTATGAAATAAACTCCAGTATCAACACCAAATGCCGATCCAATAGAAGTAGCATCTTCCGACATTACTGTTAGAATGGTTTCTCCAGAATTTAATGCAGTATTACCATAAGTAATATTTTCTTCAAGTACTAAAACCTCTTCATTTGGAAAATGAGAACTTGCCGAATCACTTCCAGATTCCAAATATTTAACAAAAATTGTAATATCATCAACACCTTCATTTGGAGGTAAAATATAATTCTTAATAGATCCAACTATTTGAGAATTTTGACCTTTAATTCTAGTTCCTTTTCCATTATTATTATTAATTAGAGCATCAAGATATACTGTAATATCAATCCCTAGATGATCTGGATTTACCTTTACTGCAAAATAAGTACTATCATATGTTATTCCACCAGGAATAACCATAGATCCTTCTTTAAAGATATGACTTCCAAATGATTCTATTTGATTTTGTAATATTGACTGAAGACCAGTTAGTTCCCTAGCTTGAACTGGGTATCCAGGTTTAAACAGTACTTTATAAAAATTATCTGCCTTATCAAAATCATCGTAATAAGGGCTTATATTTAAATTGGTCTTCTGTGGCATTTTTCTTTAGAATTCCAGGATGATTTTAACGTCTTCTTTTTGTCGCTCATTTCGAGCAATTAAAGGTCTATTATCTAAGTAGATAATTTCCCCCGATCCTTTATTTATCTCATTATTGGATAACCCATTTGAGAAAGTAGTTCCCAAATCAATTAATTTAGTTCCAGTCGGGTTAGTTGTTATTCCACTAAAAGCAGTATTAATACTTGCAGAGAAATTAGAACTATCACCTTTTATTGCATTTGATGATGCTTCAAAGGAATAAATTGCACCAGCAGTTGAAATACCAGTATAATCAGTATGATCATTATTAGTAGAATAATTTAAAGAACGATCTCTAAAATATTTCATAACCTTTGTATCTTCATCATAAGATGCAACATAACCTTGGGCGATTCTACCTGATGATAATATTTGAGTTATTCTCTCACCAACTATTGGTTTATCTCCAGAAACAGTATCGAAAATAAATGCATTTAAAGATGAAAAAGTTGGGTCAGTATATGTAATAGATGTTCCAACTTGAGTTGGATTTTTAACTATTCCAACTTGTGCAAATTTTGTATCAGAAGGAAAATCTTTTGTAGAGTCATCAAATCTAGCATAAATTAAAACTCTATCAGTTCCCAATTCCTTATAAAGATCATAACCATGACCTAAAGATGGTGGAATAATAGGAATAAGGTTTGCTCTTTGATTTGAAGGATGTGCAGAATCTTGTAATGCACCCAAATCAACTAATCCATAACTATACCCTTGTCCACCAGAACTAACAGTAACATTAGTAACAACTTTATTTACAACATCAACTCTAGCTTTTCCTCCAGTACCATCACCTAATATATCAACCTCTTGCCCTAATCCTTCTGCATACTTACCACCACCACTTTCAATATATACATGCTTAATTTGGTTATTGTTTATAGTAGAATCACCATTTTCTCTTATAGATTTAATTTGAGCATCTGTACTTTCTGTCCAATTATTAGGAACAGTAATATATTCTGTCGAATCAAACTTCAGAATATCTGCAGGTGAAACAGTATACAAATATTTCCAAACATAACCATCTCCACTATTACCAGCTCTTGATGGTTCTAAATCTGTAAATGTTGGTTCATCTTGAGAAATATTACCTTTTGGATTAGCACCTGTTGAACCATTTGAAATACAAAGATATACTTTGAATTCTGAGTTCATTACATAGTAATTTGCACCATATAATCTACTAGAATCGTTAATTGGACTTTGCTTATCAGATTTCGTTGAATAATCATCCCGATACATTTCATATCTATTACCAGCAGTCCAATCTATCCTTCTAATAATTCTTCTTATATTAGCAGATGCAATTCTCTTACCATACATCATAGTATCGCCAGTATGAGCGATATCTGAGAAACTATCTATAGGTTTAGGTGTATTGCCTGTTGTATTCCAACCTTCAGACCTTCCATAACCAACTTGAACACTTGGTGAAGGAGTTCCTGTTGGATTTGGTAATCCAATAAAGACATAATATGAATTTTTATCAGACTCTACTGATTCTACAAAATTATTTGCGTTCAGAATTCTAAACTGATCAGTAACAATTGCTGGCATGATTATAAATTAAACTTTTTTTCTTTATTTATAGACATAATTTTATAGTCCTGTAACTATTCTAATAGCACCAGTATTTCTTAGTCCAAACTCAGCGTTCAAACCACTATAATACTTTCTTTGAATTGTTGGGAAAGTTGATAATCCTGCATCAACTGTTAAACCAGTAACCCCAATAGAAATTGGAGAAGTTGATCTTTCACCATTATATATTCTACCCCAACTTATCTTACCTAGAGATTTAGTCAAACCAATATTGGTAGCATCATAATAACCTGTTGATGTAACACCAGTAGTATTAGTCGTACTTAAAATATCACAAGTAATTTCTGCTCTAAAATCACTAAGTTGAGACATTGAATGTACTTTATAGATATTATCTAAGAAAGTTGATCCAATTGCAACTATACTATTATCGTGACCATCAACTGAAGTAACTCCAGATCCCAAATCTATTGAAGTATCTTTAATTAAAATTGGATATCCAACTTGTAATTTATTTGCATTAGATTTAAATGATGTATAGAAGAACTTAAGTGCTTTAGTTCCTGCTCCACCAGAACCTTCTACTGCAGCAATTCCAGTTATAATTCCAGTATATCCTTCAACATTATCAAAGGAAGTCATTTTTTCAGTTTTGTACTGAGGTTTTTCTACAATAACTCTTGGTGGATTTACTTGTGAATATCCTAAACCTATATTTGTTATTGTAGTAGAAGTAATAGAACCATTAGTAATTGTACCAGTTGCTTCTGCGAATGTAGAAACTCCAACTTGTGCATATTCATTTCTAACTGTTGTTCCAATACCGACTCCAATTGGAGCAGCAATTAATAGATTAACCGAAGATCCAACATAACCACTACCACCATTAACAATAGTTAATGATCCAATGTCACCCCTAGAAGTAACATTTGCAGTTATTTCTGCTTGCTCACCACCTTCTGGTCCCATTAATAAGGCATCAACAGCAGTAATATTAACATTATACCTATCATCAACACCCAAGGCAGGATTAACATTATCTTCATAGAAGAATGATTCTGCATCATCAACAAATATTCCACCAGTAACACCAGTACCAGAATCAGTGGTTATATCACCAATAACTTTTGATGTTGGATATATTTGTGGTTCAATAACTTCTCTTGCTTTAGATATTAATTCACCTTTAATAATCTTATCTTCTTTTTGTTTAGTCCAATCAACTGGTTTAGGTGTATTTTCATTAATACCTCTACCTCTATACATTGTTGTTTCAACAAGATCAGATCCAAGAATATCTTTAATAATTCTATCACTTTCCTGATCAATAGTTTCTGTAAATGCAGGATTCTTATGAATACGAATATCATCACCAATCTTAATAGTTTCATTTACATTAACTATTTGTACATCAACACCATCTTGTCCTTTATAGAAGAAAATATCAACTTTATCATCCATTGATGGTGCTTCTGTGAATGTAAATGTTGTACCACCCTCAAACTGATATGCAATGTTAGGGGTTTGCATAACTCCATTAACGAATATTAATAAAACTGCATTTAGATCTATTTCATCACCCAATATTGAGTCTTCATCAACTTCAAAACTTAATAATTGACCATTACGGAATAATGGGAATCTCTTTCTATATCCAGTTTGTAATGAAGAAACACTATCAATAAAGTCTAACTCACCGAATTGCCAAGAAGAGAAATAATCATTAAATGTAGTGACAACTTCAAGTTCAAATTCCTGTAATGGTTTTCTTAATCTCTTATCTGTTACTAGTCCCATTGGTTTGAACTTATCACCAATTGCAAATGAATGTCCAGATCTAGCAACTGCAAAATCAGATATTTCAAACATACTTCTTGCCACACCAACAGAAGTTCTTGCTGCACCTACTCTAAGATTTAAAAGTAAATTACTTCCAGTATCTTCTGTTTTTCCTACACCTAACCTAGAAATACCAACAATAGGCATATTTTCATAAATTGGTTCTGGTGTTGAAATTTCTGGATTAACATATCTTGCACCATACTCATTAATAGTAAAGTCTAATGCACCACCAGTACCTGCAGGTGATTTTCCTACTAAGACTCTAAAGGTATCTGCAGTTATTTTACCAACTGGTAATTCTATGCTATGAGCAGGATCGGTTGTACGTGGATAACTATGCAATGTTTGATGTAAATCATGCTCACATGTCATTACTATTGAATTAGTAGCAAATCCAACAGTTTGATTTGACTTATAGATTCCTCCATTTACAGCACGAACAAATGAGTGTGTAAATTGGTCTTTAGATGGATTTGGATTTACATTAACTTTAAATGTATTTACAGTAGTACTATAAATTGAAACCCATCTTCCACTTGCATAATCAGATGATCTTGGATAAGAATGCTCTGTTTGATTATTGTCCTTAGCACAAGTAAATACTAAACTATCATCTTCAATTAATATCTTATCACCAACAGCAAACCCATGAGAATTCTTTGTAAGTGTTAGATTACCAGTATTCTTAACATAAGATGCATTTGTCGGAGTAATTGTTGTACAACCTACAAATCCATGTCCAGCACTTGTTACAATAAATTCACCTGTTGCTGGATCATATTCAGCATTAGTGATATTACGGGTTGTAATGGGTGATTTTCCAACATTAATAGTAAATGTAGTATCAGTTGTTGCAGCAACTGCTACATTTGCATCATTATGAATAGGATCAGTATATCTTGGATATGTGTGCTCAGTTGCGTGATTATCTCTATCACAAGTAAATGTTAATGAATTTGTAGAAATTCCAACTGTATTACTACCTGCAAATATTCCATGACCTGCACCAACAGTTAACACTAGATTACCAGTAAGAGCATTATAAGTTGCTCCAGTTGGTGTTAACTTAGTACCAGACCAAGAATCAATAGAAACACAATTAGTATTTTCTGTACCAGGAGCAAATATATGGATATAATTTCCTCCAGTTTGTGCTGCACCTGCTACTGCACTTACAAATTTATGAGTATTGGAAGCAACTTTAGCACTAATTACTGCACCAGTTCCACCTCCACCTCCAGTACCAACATTAACTGTAATAGTATTATTTGTTGCACCATCTATTCCTAATGCTACACCACCAGCAGGATCACTTGCACGAGGATATGAATGAGTGCTATCGTGATTATCTCTGGAACATGTAAATTTAAGAGATTCGGTATTAAGTTGAATTGTAGTTAATGCTCTCAATAATGAACCTGTTACAGCAGAACCATATGAATGGGTATAATTTCCACCAGTTGTTACTGCACCTGCAGTAGCAGAATGGAACGTATGTTTAGTTGTATTTGTTGATGGTATAGTAGAAAGAACTTGGACTGTTATTGTTGTATCCGTTACAGTTTCAATTTTAATTGGTTTATCATAAAGAGGATCTGTTGCTCTTGGATATCCCTTTGCTGATTGGTTATTATCAACATCACAAGTAAACTTAATAGATTCCTGAGCTAATTTAATATTAGTTCCAGGTCTTAAAGTATGAGATCCAATAGTAATTTCCATCAATCCTGTTACTGGATCATACTTAGCATATGATGGGGAGTAAGAAACACCAGGTGATGTTCCTACATTAACCTCAAATGTAAACTGAGTTACGTTTGATATTGCTAACCACTTTCCACTTACAGGATCAGAGGGTCTTGGATATGCATGGTCTGATGCTCCACCATCCATAGCACAAGTAAATGTTATTGCATAATCCTTAAACTTAATAAGATCCCCATTAGAGAATCCGTGACCATTAGTTAATACTCCAGCAGTAATAGTTAATATACCAGTTGTTGGATCATATGCAGCACTATTAATATCATTTTCTGATGCTTGTTGTAATCCATGATTATTTTCAATAGTTAATATCAATTCTCCAGTGGAAGAAATATAATCTACTGTTGATGGTGTATGAGTACCATTAGGATTAGTGGCGTTAATTGAATTAGCATCAGAAGAAACAAAAGTATGAACATATTCAATATCAGTAACACCAATTGCAACAGGCTCTCTATATCCAGAACCAGGAGTTAGATCATTATAGAATTCATATACATCACCACCAGTTTTATAGGTATGCGGTATTGATGTTAATCCTACCTGAACCTCAAATGTTCTATCAGATATAATACCAACTATTGGTAATGCTCTTTCATGATCTGCAAATATTGAAGTTGTAATACCAACATAGTTAAGAGTTTGAACAGCGTTTGTAGTTGCAGAAACAAATGTATGTGCATCCGTATTAGTTGGTGTTGTTCCAAATAAAGCATTAACTTTAAATGTGTTTGGAGTTACCGTGTTTATGTACATATACTTGTCATAAGCAGGGTCAGTGGTTCTAGGATACGCCTTATTCTGACTTGCTGCTGTTACAGCACCAACATTAACTGTAACCGTTGTACCACCTACAGCAGTGATTGCTAATGCAGTATTATAAGCAGGATCAGTAGTTCTAGGATATGATTTTATTGCAGTATTATTATCTAAAGTACAAGTAAACTTAATTGCTTCTGTAGCAATTGTACAAGTATCACTAGTTGTAAATGTATGGTTTCCAATTGTTAAGGTCAAATCTCCAGTTGATGGATTATATGAAGCATTAGTTACATTCTTTTGAGTAGATGCAATAGTAACTGCATTAATTGCTGTTCCTCCAGCATAAGTATGAGCACCTGCACCAGCATTACAAGTAAAGATTAAAGATTCTTTCTTAAGTTTAATAGCATCTCCATTACTTAAACCATGATTATTAACTTGTAAGGTTAATTCGCCAGTAGATGGGTCATATACAGTTCCACCTGTAACAGGAGTACCAACATCCTTAGTTGGACATGTAAATTCTAAATTCTTTAACTTAACTGTATTTGGATAACCTAAAGCATATCCATTAACAGTATTAGTTGTAACTGTAATTATTCCAGTGGTATTATCATAAGCAGCAGTTTCTATACCAAGTTTATACTTAGAAGAAGTTCCAATTCCAACAACTTTAGTAATAGAAGATGCAGCAAATAAATTACTATTATCTTTTTGTTCTGGTTTAACTTTAGCACCAACTAAAGGAGCGTATCCAGTACCAGGAGTTGATCCCATAGAAACAATCAGTCCACCTCTTGGTAGTTGATTCTGATTAATATCATACTCTGATTGCATTGGGGTGCCATTTTCAGATGTAATTCCAGTGAATACTACACTAGAAATACCTGCTACTGAATCAGTATCAAATTCGTAATTATTACCAGCATTATTCAAAGTAAGAGGAGTTTGGAATACACCATTGATGAATAAAACACCATTTCCAATAGCAACACCAGTTTCTGTATTAGCACCACCTACAGTCATTGTGTAAGTTTTACCTATTCCTGTAAACACATCAGAAATATCATCAAATACCATATTGGTATCATAATTACTTCTTAAGAAGGTTCTACCACAAAATTCAGCTTTAACATATGGTAGATTAGTATCATTTCTTCTTTCTCTAGTATTACCTTTAGGTGGATCTAAGAACCATACAGTACTATCAACAATATTAAATGATCCTCTATGAACCCTAGTAGCGGTTGTGTCAAGGTGAGAAGTTGCTGCTATACCCAAAGATCCTCTATTAACTCTAACAACTGGTAGAGTACAAATACCGAGGGCGACATCAGTAGAATCGTTTATAGTTCCTTCAGGAAGACTAGAGAATCCTACCTGCTCAACCTTCATATATTCATTATCAATTCTTAAAACATCTCTTGGTTGAACAGAACTAATTCCACTAAGAACAAATTGTGATGTTCCAGCACCAATAGCACCATCAAGAGTATGCTCAATTGAAGTAAATGTAATAGGTTGCTGTACAATTCCATCCAAACCAATAACTGTTTTAGAAAGTTTCTTGGTCATATCAAGTTTATGGGCATTACCTTCACCAACTCCAGTAAATGTTATTGCAATACCAGATGAAATATATTCTTTTCTACTATAAAGATTAAACTTATTTTCGTTGAAAACTTTAACATATACCTTAGATGGCATTATATCCGTAACAATACCTGCATAGTTTGTAGTAGATCCTATAGAAACTGCAGTAGATCCAACACCAACAAATGTTGATCCAGGTGTATATACTAATTCTTCATTATCATTAAAGAAATGATTTGGTATAGTAAACTCACCAGTTACTTTATCTAATTGTTCAGTATTAGTAGGATTAAATATCTTACTATAGATTGGAGTATCTTCATGCTTTAATTCAAAATTAACTTTATTTGCTCTTGAACCATTTACACCATCATATGCAGAAAGAAGAACACGTTTTTCTGTTGGTCCTATCACTAAAGGATCTGGAGTATTAGCAAAATCGTTTATAGTATTAAAGACTTCATTATATGCTTGAAGTTCAATAAGATTTGTTTGTGATGAATCTGGATAGAAATTAACATCAATAATATTTCCTGTTGTAACAGATCCGAAAGTACCAAGTCCAACATTAGAAGATCCAGTAAATGGATATTGGATAACAGTTACATCACCATCATCCTGAAGAGCAACAACTTGGTGTACTGCAGATTCAGAACCACTGGAAACTCTTACAAGAGATTTAACTGAACTATCAATTCTATCATCAATCCTAGTAACTAATATTGGTGTTGAAGTTCCACTATCATATGTTGATTCTAATCTAGCACTTCTCTCAGCACCAATAGGTTGACCAGGAACAGCAAATCTATATGTTCCAACTCCAACAGATTCAGTAGCACCCAATCCAACAATATTTGCACTTACATTAATTACCCTTTTAGTTTGGTTTTCACATTCAAAGTAAATTGTTCCAGAATCATACCTTGCAGTTAATATACCAACCCTAGATGCACTATAAGTTTTATTTAATGTATCAACATAACTTTCTGCATAATAGATATTTGTTCCATCAAAATCTACTATAATTTCACCATAATTAATTTCTTTTGTAATATCATCTTGGACAAGAACATCAGCAAAGAAACCATTGAAATCTGTATCAGAGAATTGTGCAATAGTTGTTGTGTTAAATCCAATAACATTATTATTTGTATCTGTACTAGCAATTGAAACTGCAACATTTGCTCCAGTTATATCAATTTGACCGATTGATGTTGTTTCAGTTTTAATTGTATTTGTAATAAATTCTGTTTTAAGAATTTTAATATCATGATCCCTATCATATTTCTCAACTGGTAAGAAATTTAATGCCTTTCTTCCAAAAAGATCAGCAGTTGCTTCAAAATCACCTAATTTATGTTTAGTATAATCTGATGTTTTTTGAACTAAAATAGCATCATTAGTTGTAGATAATACAATTACTTCAGAGAATTGAACATCTAATGTATCTGCATCAGTTATCTGTACAAGATATTTTGTAAATGTACCTTCAACTTCTTCTATTTCTTGGAATACATCTTGGAAACCTTTACTGGAGAATTTACCACTTATATCATCATGTAGTAAAACTCTATTTGATTTGCATAGTGTATAATCTGTTAATTTTGTATTTTCAAAAGTAGCAAATTTTGATTTTGTTGGGTTTACTTCTGGTCTAGCATCATAATCCCTTCCAAAATCAAAATTATTAATAGTATCAACCCTCTTATCACCTAAAAGATCAACAACAATAACTGGTGTTACTTGAACAGTAGTTCCAATACCAACATTAATAGAAGATGTTATACCAACATCAGCAAAATTCTTAAGACCTGCTGGATGAACTAATCTATTAACAGGATTTACTAGATTATCCCATGTAACATTACTCTTAATAGAGTATGAAAGATTTTGATAATAATCATTATTTGGAATAACTTGGAAATCTTCATTTAACTTTCCAGTATTATTAATCCATCCATATTCCTGACGACTTGAATAATCTACCTTAAATTTTGCTCTATTTCCAACAATACCAGTTACTGTTGCTCTAACATTACTATTAGTTCCTTTTATTCTATCGCCAATACTAAGTTGATATACACCATCAACTTTAATAAAATCTTCTCTAGATTCTACTATTTTTAGATCCTTTTCAATAAATTTTCCATTTTGTTCAATATGAAGTACTTCATTAAGTTTGAATGAACCACGTTCTTGAATAACTTCAAAAGTTGGGTAATTATCTTTGTTTATAATATTTGCATATCCAGATTGGAATGTCTTTGCAATACCTGGATTTGTCGTTAATCCTACTAAACTATACTTAATAACTGCAGGATTTGAATTTATATAATCATCAACTTTAAAGAATCTATATTGATGATTTGAGGAATTATATCCATCCCCACCTGTAGCAATACCAGAAGAATTAGTATTACCTTGTGTTCCTATTCCTGCCTCACCAAATAATTCAACACCTTCTACAAATATCTCATCACCAACAGCAAATGGAGGATCTACAAATCCATTAATAGGAGTTTCTAAAACACAAGTAACTATTCCTGATCCACCACCAGTCATAGAGTTAATTCCTATACCATTTGAGTTGTTTACAGTAAGAATCCTATGATTTACAGAATTTAATCCCTGAATTGGTGCAATTATATTAATATCAGAAATTGATTGATATGGTGTATTTGCTGTTAAAGAAGTATCATCAACAACTTTATCATCAACTGGATCATATACAATAACATCAGGTGCAGACAAATACTGCTTTCCACCATCAATAACATTAATATCAGTAATAGTATCTACATTATCAATTCTAATAACTGGAGAAACAAATGCTTCTGGACTTAAAGTTTTATCTGATGGATATTCATATCCAATATCAACTATTCTTACATCATTAATTCTACCAATTGATGTAGAAAGTGCTACGATATTCGCATTTTTACCCTGTGCACTAACTACAGATTTAAATTTAGGAATACTCTTATAATTTAATCCTTTAGAAATTACTTTTACATCTTTAATTGATCCAGTAATACGCCTAGATTCGGTAGAATATTCAAGTTTTTCGCACTGATCTTCTTTATATGATAAAAGTTCTGGAATTGATCTTGGAGAAACTTTAAAAGTATCTGATGTTATTCCAAAAATACTATAATTTCCACTATATTTACTATCAACAAATTTAATTTCTGAATAATTTGGAACCAATGGATCTGCAGTACTAATATATCCACCCTTCTCTATAGCATAATACAACTGAGATGGAGTTGTTTCTGAGAATGATAAAGTTACTGTTGATTGAGTACCTATTCCAGATGTACCAAATCCTGATATATTAAATACGCTTGTATCTTGAGCACTAATAAAATCATTATTAAATTCTTTATCATAGAAGAATTTAAGATTATAATCCAATAAAGAGCTATCAGAAATATTAAATGATATCTTAGAATTCTTAACAACTTTAATTTGGGGATTAACTAATCCAAAACTATGATTTTGACCACCTGTTGAATTAATACCAACTAATAATGGTGGTTGGACTTGTACATCTTTTAAAGTTTCGCCCAAACTAAATTCATTTGAACTTAACTCATAGACATAATAACAAGGATTATCTAAACCTTCAGCAGGATCATTACTTTCATATAAAACCTTATCTCCAGTTTTATATCCATGATCATTTATTGTAATAGAAGAAGTTGTAGTATTAATACCAGTAGAATTAAATCCAACTTTATTAACTAATAACTTTTGGTGTTCCGCATTAAATGAAAGACTTAATGGAGAAGTACTACCTATTCCTACAATAGTATTTGGTATAACTTCCAAATTAACTACATCATTGTTACGTAATCCATGAGTTATAGTATTTGCTATTGCTATATTTGTAACTACTGTTGAAGTTATTTGATCAATATCCCCAATAACCTGATTGTAATTAGATTCTAATGAATATTCATAATCATCAGATCCATTACCGTGGAAGAATAATCCTTCACTTGTACTACCTATTGAGGTTCTTTGGGTTACTAATCCAACATAATTTTGACCTTTGTTTATAGCATAAACAGTTGAAGTATCTGTAGTTACATTAGGAATATTAAAAAGATTTATTGGAAGGCTTTGATCACCAACAATTAAAGAAGTAGCAGTTCCTCTCTTTCTTAATGTTAATTCTTGACCTGTTGTAAATGGGTGATTAGGAAGATATATTGCCCTTGTTGGAACTGGTCTATCATAAAATCCTATTCCAATTCTCGATTGCGTATCAATTCCACCACCTGCAGTTGTACCAAGTCCAACTGCTTGTTTCGCATTGAAATATACTAAATCATTAACTGTAGAATCGAACTTTTCAGTTCTAACTGGTATAGTAATTTCTTGATTTAATACATCAAGTTTAGATCCATAAGTATGAGCAGCACCTACACCATAGCGTTTTACTCTTAATATAGATCCTACATCAAAAATGTTTAAAACTCTGACTAATTCATCATCATTAATTTTTATAGTTGATCCAATTGAAACTGTATTTGGAATTACATTAACATAGATATCATCAACTCTACCAGTAACAACTGCATTTGCAGTCATAGATTTTGCTAATCCAATAGTATCAGTCTTAACACCAACAGAGAATGAATCTGTAAGATGAACTATTGAACTACTTAAACCAGAAATAGAAACAGTATTTTGATCTTTTAATTCTATAAATGGTTCATATTTTGCTACAACTTCATTAGCATTTTTCCAAGTAAATAATGCATTTTCATATCTATCTAATTCAGTTGTAATTTCTGAAACTCCAAGTCCAACTAAAGATTTAACTTGTCCACGAAGACCAGTACCATTAGTTCCAATATCATCAAAATTTGTATAATCACCAACTCTATATCCAGTTCCTCCATCTAAAACTTCTAAATTATCAATTTCACCTGTAGTTACAGATTCAACAGTAGTAAGTTGTCTCAAATATTCATTTGATTCTACAATAAAATCATTATCAGCTAGAGCATTACCAACTTTATATGGGAAGGTATTTCTTGCTAAATTAGAATTATTAAAATTAAATTCTTGTGTTAATGTTGTATTAGATGATATGAAAGGAGATCTATAAGTTTTACCAACAAAATATGGGAATCTTGGTTCTAATGTATTAGTTTGTGTACTTTGCTGCACACTTGCAAAATATGCGTAAACACCGTTAGGAAATTCATTAGTTTTACAAAATCTACCATTATGTTCATCAAGAGTAGTAGATCCTGTATATTGCCAATCTTCAATAAAATAACCTTCTTCAAATTCTGTTGTAGATGGACGATCTATCACTTTAGAAGCATCTAAAGTATATCCAGAGGTTACAATACCAACAGAAGGTCCTAATTGATCTACTTTAGTATATCCATATGGACCATAAATTGGATTTCCATCATAAGCCCATCCAATAATAGGAGAATGCTTTCCTCCATTATCTGAGAATGAATTTGCAATATCCGAAGAATATCCATGAATACTAAGATATAAATTCTCACCATCATCTGAAGATAAGTTATATGTACCTTGTCTCTTATTATTATCAATCGTTAATTTTCTAACTCTTGGTTCAAATAATGCATTTGATCCTCTAGATTTAACAGTAAATATTGATTTAGAATCAGTATATCCTATACCAGTATTAATTACATCTACTTTAATTAACTTACCATCACTAACAACTGGTTTAAGAATAGCACCATTTCCAATTACATTAGTAGTGGTTATTCCAGTTGCTTGTACACTTATTTCTGGAAGAGAATAATATTCACTTCCCTTATTTAAAACTTGTACATCAACAATTCTACCATTAACTATAGATCCCTTTACTACAGCATCTTTTCCGTTTTGAACAGTTACTTTAGGATTTTTTTGTAAATTTAATATCTTAGATCCATACTTAGTTCCACTTTCATAAAGATAAGCATCAACTATCTTACCAGTAACAACAGGTGTAAACACAAATGTACCTGAAGATGTTGTAGTATTATTAGCAATACCACTTGCTGTATTATTACCTTGAGTAAGAGTAGCCTCAGCAGTTACTTTAATATCTGGATATTTGAATGTTTGTAATCCTGTTCCTTGAGAAGTTAGTTGAACATAATCACCTCTATCATAATTAACTTTAGAATCTGCTAATCTGAAAGAATCATCATCGATTTTTAATATGTAATAATTTTTACTATCTAATCCAGCAATTGAATTTGGGTTTGGATTAACACCACCCGTATTACTATATTCAACTAAATCACCATCTACAAATCCATGTCCTTTAAAAGTTATCTTAGAATAACTTGTAGAAACATCAGATGGTTTAATATGTAATTTTCTATGAGTATAACCAGAACCAGAATTTAATATTTTAACTGATTGTAATGTTTTCTTAGATACAGTTCTAAACTTATGAATACCAGCAGCATTAGTAGCAGTTGAAATACCAATAGTATTAATACCACTTCTTGCATCCTCATAAGAATTGTATATCTGAATAGTTTTTGAATTAACTACTCTAATATTATATGGAGTACCTGTTGCTAATCTTCCAGTAGCAACATTTGAGACATCCTTATACCCACCAATACCAATATTTGGATTTCCATTATTATTATAATAAACAACTTCACCATCATTTAAATAATGTTCTGTCTTAAATGTAATTGTTTCATCATCAATAGACAATCCACCAGAGAAGAAAATATCTCTACTATCAAATTCTAACTCTCTATATCTCTGCCCAATAACTGGTTCTAATATACAACCTGATCCGTTACCTCCAGTTAATGTAATAGATTTAATATCATCAATATCAAAATCATGTGGATCAACAAATATTTCTTTAACAGATCCAACAATAACTGGTTCTAATAATGCATTTGTTCCTCCACCAAGACTATCATCAACCAATATTTTTGGTGGATTTATAACATCATAACCATCTCCACTATTATATACATCTACAGATTCTATAGGACCATAGTAAATATAATCTTCAGATATAGGTGTTCTTATCTCAACACCATCAATTAACATACCAATAGTATTAACTGGCGTTTCATTCTTACCAGAAACAAATAAATTTTGTGATAATGGGAATTTTCTTAATATCTTATTTGAACTTAATTTCTTATTATATTCTGATGACTTAGTAAATGTATGAGAAGATGTTATTGCATCACCCTTTGCATTAAATCTAATACAATTTGTAGTATTTCCAATTAAACCTCTTGAACTATATAATCTAATTTTACCAGGATTTATAGCTACAACTTCAACATAATACAAATCACCAGAAGCTAAAGTTGTTAATGGGTTTTCTGAAGTATAAATTATAGAATCTCCAGTTATTAATTCAATTTCTTGCCCACCTTCCGCAATAATTACATCATAATCATCGGTCATATTATTATAACCTTCAAGTTGGTTGGATGTTGTTGATATAGTAACTAAAGTTGTTTTAAGATCTGATTTTAATGTATAACTTGGAAGTGAATTAGAAGCAACAAATGCATCTTTATCATCATCAACATAAACATTTAAAACATCTGCTATAATATTATCATTACCTTCTAAAATTTCTATACCATTACTAGAAGATTTCTTTAATTTTCTTCTTAAATCATAATAATATCCAACAACAGGAGTAAATCCAGATATTCCATTAACTATTATTTCATTCTTTGTTAAGTCAATATTAATAACTTCAGCAAATGGTGATACAACAGTTTCTGAATTTCGTAATAATATTTCAATTATATCACCAACTTTTAAGCTAGATTTATCAATATCAGTAGATACCATTATGGTAGAACCACTAATTTGATCTATTTGATATCTAGAACTGGTATTATAAATCCATGAATTTGCAAATATTTCTTTATATGATTGATTATTTGAAGGATTTTGTACAGATTCACCAACATTTTTAACATATATTCGTTCACCTTCAGTTACAAGTGAAATATCAGAAACTATTTTAAATTCTGATAAAACTCCAGTAATTCTTAATTCTACTCTATTATCTAAATCTCCATCTTCATACCCAAATATAACCTCATCTGCTCTAACGTCCGAACGAATTCCAATAGGTTCAACTATATTAGTACATCCAAAAAATTGATTGACTGATTTTGAAGTATATGATATTGAATTAATACCACATAAAACATATCCACTCTGAGGAAATCCAATGGTAGAGTCTACAGAAACGATAGAAGACCCCACTGAAACCTTCTCTAACACCTTTGTTTTACCTGGAATGGTAAATGTACCCTCAATTAAATCTCTATCGTTATATCCAACGAATAATGAGAGTTTATAGTATACTTTTGGAGCATCTGTACCAACACCAGATCTAGTTAATATCTCAACTTCAGATACAGAAGCATTAGTTTGTAAATCTGTTGATTTATATACAGTTTGACCTACTAATTTTTGCGGATCACCACTGATTTTATCAGCAATAATAACTTCTCTTCTTATAAATTCTGCACTTGATGGTTTAATTAAGCGTTCTTCTAAATCTAATACTATAGAATCTTCACCATATAAAACTTTTAATAAAATTTTAATAGATTCTTCAATACCTTTTGATTGATAAAATGACCTTGCATTCTTAATAAAATTACCAACATCAAGATCTTTAGCAAAATCGTTATTTTCTAAACCAGGTAAAAAAGTTTTCTTTATTTTTTTATAAAATTCTTGTATGAATAATACACTTAAATTAATAACAGTTGCACTTGTAAGATGAGATTCTGCCTCTGTATCTTCAAAAGTTAAATTTTCCTTATTAACTGAATCTAAATGTGTTGCTATTCCTACATTATAACCACTTATACCACTAAATCCACGAATACAACCAATAAAAGTAGTATCAGTTTTAGATGTATATGTAATAATTTCACCATCAATCTTTAAAAGACCGTATTGATCAGGAAATCCTTTAGTTGATTTAACTAGAATTGTTGTATCTGAAGTAGAAACTGGATCAACCAAAGTAGTAGTTCCATAAACAACTTCAGGAACTAGGTTATCAACCTTTAAATATTGATCAAAATTATCAATTAAATCGGTTACACCACCTTGAAATTCTTGTGAGAGATAATATTGTTTAAAAAATTCAGTAGCAAGTGGAAAATCTGACCTTAAAAATTCAGGTAACTGACTTTCAATTACTTTATTGACTTGTATTCTCTTATCAATGCCTATGCTCATTTATTTTCTCTCTAGATCTCCGTTAGAGTAACTTGATGTGTAATAATCTCTTGTAAAGACAACGCCCGAAACATCTTCTCCAGAAGCAATTACATCTTTAACCATATTTATCCTACTATTTGAAACATCAAAATGTAGGTATAAATCCTTTAATCCAACTACATCGTTAGATTCGGGGAATGCTTGTATTTCAATTAAATCATTTGCAGTAGAAGTTGATGTAATGTTTATGGTATTGAGTATTATTTCACCCTTAGTATAATTAACTGTTCCTACAGATTTAACAACCACTCTTAATTCATCCTTCTGATTTCGGGTAATTGCACTTAATATACCCATTCCACTACCATCTAACTTACCATTAGCATCTTTATTTGGGACATCAGTCAAATAAACAGTGTCAGATGTACCATTTACACTAAATCCAGTACTTTTTATGTTAAATCCCTCTGGATTTATATGAAATTTGTTTCCAAAACACAATTCATACTGTGCAAATTGATTTTTTAGTACTTTTAAGTCTCTTCTGATTTTAACTGTAGTAATATTAGAGGTAATTGCATTATCAACCCTATCAATTAACTGTAATATCTTACTATATTTAAATCTTCCACCAAATTTATTAATATCTACACTTTTTGAGTAAGTTGTGAGAGAACCTGATACATCTGATTTTAATTTATTGGCATTTGTAACTTTAGAGGTGTCATAATAGATTGTTGAATCAATTTCAACATACAATAACTTTAAATCTACAATTTCGGAGTTAATTCCAGCAATTGCATAACTTTTTAACTTATTTTTTATCTGTTGCTTATCAAAATCCGATACATATGTACCATTTTTTGGTTTTATACTAATTTGTACCTTACCAAATTGAGGAGGATCTAATTCTTCCCCACCAACAACAGAAACAGTCTCAGTTTTAGGATAAATTGACTGTATTATTGCCTCATAATCATTGCCTGTAACTGCCCTGTGTTGTGAAGAATACAATCTAGGTGCAAAATACTTAATAGAGTTTAAATTCTCTGCTCCAGCACCGTTTATAGCGTTCTGAATCGTGTTTACGGTGATTCCAGCACTAGGTATGATAGTAGATGCATTCACATCTGTAGTGGGTTTATCAGTAAAAACGCCTTGGAAACTAAATTTAGATGCCCCATTACCATTTTCACCATCTGTAACAATATATCTTACTGTAATAATGTCATTATTCTCTAATTTTCTACCAAAATACCCATCACCAAACAATATTTCATATTTTTCATCTTGAATTTCTTGCACAAAGAAAACTTTAGACTTTTTATCAATTTTTAGTATATTATCAATCATAGTATACTGATTTCCAAGTACACCACTAGCATTAGATACATGTACTGTGATGGTAGAAGTATCAATATTAGGATTATCTAAGATAAAACGTTGATCACTACTATTATTTGATACAAAAATAGACTGTAAAAACGTTCCTTGGTAGACTGTAACTGGATTTTCTGCTGTTCCAAACTCAGCAACACCACCTTTTATTGATGCATAGTTCTCTTCAGTAGTTGAAAACCTATATGTAGTGCCATCTGCCTGTCCAACACACACTAAACCAGGTTTTAAGTACAATAAAGGGTTAGATGAGCTAGTTTCTACATTAAAATAAACTGATGCCTTTGCAGCAGATTTTGAACGGGGTACATAACCAATATTTCTTGCTAATGAAACTACATTTTCTCTTATAGTTGCTGAATCTAAGAAGGATTCATTTGCAACTAGGTTAGCATTAAAGGCATTAATATAGGTATTATACGCTAAAGTATCGATTAAAATTGAAAAATTAGAACCTTCAAAGTCAAAATCAGTAAAATTGCTGTTTGCACGAAGATAATCCCTTATTTGGGCTTTAATTTCATCAAAATCTAAACTTGTAAACTGTGTAAAAGGCATATTATTATCTGGTTGGTTCTAAAAGGAAATTAAATGATTGTGTTGGTAAAGATGTGCCAACAATATCAAAGAATACGGTAACATCATACCCATTAGCATCTTGATAATTGTTCATCTGTACATTTAAATTATCAATTCTTGGTTCATATTCATAAACGGTTTCTCTAATTTGATCTTCAATAACTCTCATCATTCCAGGATAAAAGTTTTCAAATAAACTACCTCTAATATCAGTTCCAAGATCAGAATTAAAAAATCTTTCAGTTGGGATGGTTTCAACTAAATTTCTTACTGATCGTACAATAGCACGTTCATTTTTTAAGATTGGAAGATCTTTTGTTACTGGATGAGGAGTAAAAGAGAAACTTATATCTTTAAATGCCTGTGATGTACGTTTAATTGCCATCCTAAATGGTATATTTAGTATTATCGTCTTTATTTATACCTAATTTTTTTATTTTGTTCCATTTAAAGGATATTCATCTACCCATGAGGTACAGATATACTTTGTACCGCCAATTGGAGGGTTTCCACGGTGTGTATGTGTCCAAGCAGCAGGAAAAATAACATATTTACCTGTTTTTGGTTTAATTCTTACTGATTGATATAAAAATTCAGTCTCTCCACCTTCAAAATCATCATTTAAGTAGAGTATAGTAACTAATTCCCGATAAGGTGCATTAGTACTATCAGCATGCCAATTATGAAAACCTTCACTAGGTTTTGTTCTTTGTAACTTAACCACTTTAGAATCCATTTGCTTTAACCCTAAAGTTTCATATTTCGCTATGTATTCATCAATAGCAACTCGTGAAGTCATATTCCAAGAATGAAATATATCATTCATACAATTAAACCCATAAGAATCTACATTAGGATAACCATACCCCTTTATTCCAGAAGCAACTACTTCATTTACAAATATTTGAGTATCTTTTACAGTTGTATGATTTCTATACCTATAAGTATTAGAGTTTTCTAAATGTTCAAAAAACTCCACAAAAAAACCCAGATTTAATTGAACTGGGTCAAATTGATATTCACTAATAAAATTAGAGTGATGTTGAGCATCCAATAATCTGGGTTTTTCATTCATCTCCCTTGTCCTCTATACCTCTTAGGTGCTTTATTTCGAGACGAAGCGGCATATTTCGAGTGTTTTCCTCTTCCTTGACGAGTTTTTTTCGGGGTTGCTTCTACAAATGTAGACCCAGTTAGACTTTGTTTAAACTTTGCCATAATTAAATTTGCTTAATTTCAGTTCTTAGATTGTTTGGATTGTAAACACCAGTTTTATAGAATTCTTGAGCGAGGTCTTCCATCGCATCAAAGTACTCATCTTGGGTGAGATCTTCAAAAAGAAGTTTATCACCCTCAAAGATACTATATAACTCTTTGTTTTTCATGACCAACACGTACTCTAGGATCGCACCAGATTTCAAAACCTGCATCTTTTGCATCTAGGCAGAACGAAACGTCCTCACCACACATATCCTGTACTTCACCAGATTCAAATACCTGCATCTTAGGTGCAAACCAAGGATACTTCATTTCATCGTGCTCAAATACACCATTCTTAATAAGAGTCCATCCAAATCCAGTATAATCTACGGTAAATGGTTTCTTTCTTTTCGAGATGCTTTCGAGGGTTTCGTGGTTCATCACTCCTCCATTAGAACGGAAATCATCTTCTTCCATCCAATGAGCAACTGATGTGGTCTTACCATCCTCTGTGCAGTACCAACCAGCAGCAATATCCTGATCCATAAGAACGATCTGCCAGAACTTCTCAGTGTTGAATACAATATCGCTATCGATCCATAACTGATAATCATACTTTAACTGACCATCCCAAGGTTTCTGATCAGGACCTCTGAGAACATTAGCACCTAAACACTTACAACGTGCAAAGTTGACCATTGATGAGTAATCCTGAGAGATTTGGATACTTGCTCCACTTTGTACCAGATCGAAGCATAGCTGAACAAAACTCTTCAAAAAAGCATAAGAGACTCCTCTACCAGGCAAACAAAATACTACTGTTTTACCTTTTATCATCTCCTTTGCTTTATCAAAATCCCATTCAGGTTCTTTTTTGACAACGGGAGATTTCGCTTTAACTGTAAATCCTTTTCCCATAATGTTATGTAATTACAAGGTTATTATATGCGATTATATAGGAAAAGTCAACTTAAAAATAATTAATTGCTAGTACTATTCTTTTACGGTCATCTGTACAAGTACTACTACAATGTGGAGTAGAACCATCGTGTATTGCTATACGATTTTCTACACTCATTATCTTATTACCTTGTTCATATCTTCCATTAATATCACCTTTATCTCTATCCCAATCATCATCACACATTAATGTAAAACCATTACAGGTATTCATATACAACAAAGCAGCTTTGTGATTAAAGTTAAAATCAATATGACTACCGTGTACAATCTGTTTACCCTGATTACAATACATTATTGCTCTTGCTCTTATTATTGCTCTTACATCTAAAAACTCAAAGAGGGGTTTTAATTCATAATAAAAAGGATTCTCTATATTATTATTACCATAGAAACTACTTACAAAATAAAACTGTTCATCATCTGGATCATCATCGTGTGTTGCTACCTTCTCGTTGAATATCCATTGAAACTTAGGACCATTATGTAAAATCTTTTTATCTAAGTATTCAAAATAACCCCTGTCAAGGGCGTTATCAATAATCTTTGCGTGTTTCATTTAATAAGAGGCATCTGCTAATTCTTTTTCATCTATATCTACTTCACTATACTCTAAACCATCCCAGTATGAATGATATAACCTTCCCCATATAACATTAAACTCCTGTTGATTCAAATTCTTAAACAGGCATCTCTCATTTAAGTATATGTGGTAAGTTTTAGTCATCTGTTTCTTGTAAAATAATTTCATCTCCATCAACCTTAAATCCTAATACAGTATCTTCAAACCATCCCTGATCATTTACTATGCATTCTGGTATTCTTATTATATACTCCCCTGATACTGTATCAACTTCTACGGTAGTTCTTTCATCTTGGAAATTTTTTCGCATTGTGATGTTTCTCATTTTTGAATTATATATCAATTGAGAATATTTTGCAAGTGATCCTGTGGGCGTTTTTACACTAGGGAAAAAAAATTTGACTTCTTATGGAATATTGTTCTCGCTTTCGTAACACTTTGTAGGTTAGGGTAGTTAGCGGTTTTTAAACGGGCACCCCCCACGGAGGGGGGCACTGCCTGAACACGAACGAATGACTATGAGGTCAGAAGCGACATGCCAAATGACTGTATTCTGCCCCAACCCTGTCCCGTGCTGCTGCCCTGCGATCTCTGGCATATTGTAGTTTTGCCCGTGCGATCACATTGTCTAAGTCTTCGACCATTGCTTTTCCTAAACCAGCAGCAGGTGTAAAGGTTGACCCCCTACCTGATGATGATCTTAGAGTATGTCCCTTAATGTTCGTATCAGTGGCACGAACCGAACCAATTGCTTTTGCCATAACGAAGTCCTTTAGGTATGTGAATAGTATAAAGCACGAACACCCCCGAAGGGGTGTCGTGTAACATTTTTATATGTTTCGGAAGATGTGACCTGAGTCTGTTATCATATAATCCCATGAGAGATTTTCCCATGTGGCATCCCAGTCAATGTCAATCCAGTGTGGAATATCATAGCAGCATGACTCTGCTTCTTCTTTTGCGAAGTCTGCAGGGTCATCCCACTGACCACAATATGCTTCCGAAGCACCTTGAACACATTCTGGACCACCCACGTCGTCCAAATATTCGTCAAGTGCTTCCCTTGCATCATCCGCATATATGTCCTCAAGTTCTGTCATGTACTCCTCAAAATAACTGAATTTATCCTGCCCGTAGGTATCAAGATAGTCCAGCATATCACGCAATTCATAAGTCCCGTCCTCAACCCATTCGTCAATCTGATCGGTGACAATAGTGTCGTAGATCTCTTTGTAGTTTGAAGTGAGAGTAATTGCCATTTAGTGAAGGGGGTAAAACTGCAGGGGACTTAGTTCTTTTTTTGGTAGCGAACCAAGGGGCGTTCCCAACTCCCCTGTTTTGCTTATATGAATATAATACATCCCACGCACCCCACTTTAAACCAAATGTGGACAGTCTGTGAACTGGTACAAAATCATTGACTTATGCCCCGTTTCATGAGATCATAATAATATGATTAATTACACAGTTGAGTGCCCCTACGCACCCGAAGAAAATACCACTCTAAGCGATGAGTGGAAAGCAACCGAATTATGCCTTGATTTGGCGAATGAGTTTGGTTATGCATGTGTTCGTGATCCGTGGGGAGAAATTCATCTTGACTACGGTGACATTCTCCAGGCGGTTGAAGATATGGTAATTTAAACCACTCACCCCCGAAAGGGGGTTTTTTAATGAGCGAAGCGGCCGCCCCGTAGGGACAAAAAAAAGGGGGCGGTTGCCCCCTTGAATTATTTCTGAATCATCTTAACTAATTCAGCGTGGTAAGGTTTCACAAAATTAAATGCTTTAGTGAAATCCTTTGCTAACTCCTGAATTTCAAACTGGTGGATTTGCCAACGGGTTTGAATATCTTTGGAGTAACGCTCAAATGTGATGAGGCGTGAGGTTGAAGGGCGTTTGATTTCAGTTGATTTCACTTTGGTGATTTTAGCAACTGATTTCTTTACCTTCGGTGCTGTTGCTTTTCTTACTCTTTTCTTTGGGGCGGTTGCCTTAACGGTTGGAGTAGGAGTTGTAACAGATGGCATAAATTCGCTTGGTTGCGTTTACTCCCATATAATACCAATAAAAAAACCCCTAATAGGGGTTTGTGAAATAAACTTAACAGAATGAAACAAAAAAATGCGGCCGCCCCGTGAGGGGCAACCCGTTAGAAATCATTCAAAACTGATGATCGTCTCACGGGTTGAGCGTTGTACCAATACGCTGTCGCATCGGTGTCCCTTAGACCTTTCCTTTGGTTCTCATAATCCTTGCGTAGGATTTCATAAGTTTCAGGGGTGAGGGGTTGCATTGGCATTTTAGTAATCAATGTCAGAGTTTAGGTAAGAATCAATACTGAATTTTTGCTCATCAGAGAGAGTCTCTGAAATCGCATCTTCCATGAGTGCTGCGATTGCGTCCTCTTCGCTGAATTGGAAAGAACGGGGATCTAGCAAATTTGGATCAGAAATCATTTTTAAAATGTTCAACAAATGAATAATAGCAAATAAAAAACCCCTTTCGGGGTTTTGTTGTAATACTTAACCTGCAACCAGGTTATCAAAATAGGACTGCGGTTGATCTTTTGCAAGCACACCGTCTAACCATTTGTTGATGTGACGTGATGTGGTCACTGACCATTTCTTAGAAGTTCTGTAATACCCGTTATCAGTTAGGCAAGCGACAGGTGTCTGGTAAGAGAACAAAACTGATGTGCCGTCTGAAAGATCCAACTGGGTCATGTTGGAAGCGATAGGGCGAAGTTGCATGAGTGCTCCTTTTGATTACTTTTATATAATAAACCCCCACTCTTACGAATGGGGGAAATGTGTGCCAGTTTATAGGGTGGCATACTCCCTAACTTGGCACTCATGCAAATCATTTAAAGTTGAGATGCAATTATTGACCATCCTGCGGATGACCTGCCTGGTTGGTGTGCTTGCGTAATCTTCAGTAAAAGGGGCGTACTCTTTTATGATTCGATTAACGCAAATTGAAACGTCGCTGCTGCCAATCTCTTCAACATCAGTGAACATAAAATCCACATTGTCAGAAATGATTTCAAAAAGCATGGGTGCTCCGTTTTGTTTACTCATTAATAATAAACCCCTACTCTCACGAATAGGGGTTTAGTGTGCCAGTTTGTCAAGTGGATAACTCAGCCGAAATGTGCAATTCCCATACGTTCGGAGTTAGACCGTCCCGTGTCATTGCCTCAAGTGCAATTTGTGACACGGTTTCTAACTCATCAGGAGTTAGCAGTTCATAGAGGTCAATCATTGGCATAGGTCGTCGAACATTCTTTGTGCGGTTTGTTCTATTGCTTCAACTGTGCCTTTGGAGAATGAACAGAGATCAAGCATCTCATCAGTTGTGAGTTTGTTGCTAACTCTGAAATCCTCCCACGCTTCGTCAAAACAATTTTCAAGGATTGATTCGTTTTGTAGGGTGCTCATAGTTGGTTCCTTTACTACTCTTTAATATTAAATTATCATCAGCACGAATGGGAAAACCCTATGCCAGTATGTGGATTGGCACAGGGTTAAAAAATCAGGCCGCCCCGCATCGCTCAGAGGCGATGCACGAGGCGATAATAAATGTTTACTAATTCCGTTACCTGCTCAACCTCTAACGCATCGCCCTCCCAATCTTCAACAAATAATTTGTTATCAAAATCAGGTGTGCCATCTACGAAGGTTGGGGCACTCATCAGTTTTCTACTTGAGCAATCTAACCAGAATGATTGCCCCAGAGTTTCAGAATGGATCATTTTGTGATTTTCTCCCAAAGGGCATCGAATTCGGGTGTTTCGGATATTGGCATATCCAAAGCAGCAGTTTCTGAAAAGAGTTCGCAAAGGATTGCGATTTCAGATTCGGATAATGAAATTTGTTTCATAAGCATATAATAAACCCCCATCGGTGAAAATGGGGGTTTTGTGTGCCGATTTAATTATTGGCACACCATCGCTCATAAGCGAATTGTTTGCGAAGGTGCTTGAGCATATCATCGCACAGTGCCGTGATTTCATCATCACTGCC